TGTTTACGGGTGTTCCCAAAACAAGACAACTTAGGCAGTCAACACTAATTCCTTCACTGAATATACTTTGTGTTCCAAACAGTATATCTTTCTCAGTAAAAATACCTTGTATTAATTTGCCTCGCTCTTCGTGAGGAACATCTCCTGTTACGCAGATTGCGTTATCTCCCACCAGTCGTGCACAAGCTTTTAAAAAGTCTACTCGGTCGCTTACGAGAAGAACCTTGTGCCCTTTTGCGGCATAACTCGCTGCAAGCATTGCCATTGTATTTTGGTATTCCCAATCATACGCAAGTGCGTTGATTCGATTTGCCCAATCAACATTGCCATCCATAAAGCGAATTCCCGAATGAATTATGTCAACTCGTGGAGTAAGATAGTTCTCCTTGGGTGGTTTAAATACAGTATTTGAAAAGTAATCACGAAAGACTACATGTCTTCCATCCTTTCTCTGCATTGTTCCAGTCAATCCTATTTTGTAGCGTGCCTTCGAAGCGTCGACAATTCGTGTAAAAGTTGGTGAGGATACATGGTGCATCTCATCCAATATAATTGTACCGAACTCTCCTACGATTTTGTCGATATTTCGGTATAAAGTTTGTACATTTCCAACGACAATTTCCTTATTCATGTCAAACTTTCCTGAGCCAATCACACCCGCCGTGACCCCGAAGACTTTTTCTACTTCTTTTTCCCACTGTCCTCTTAACGCTAATGTATGAGTAACAATGAGTGTCTTTTGTTGCAATTTATTTGCGATTGCTAACGCAGTGAAAGTCTTACCCCAGCTTACCCAAGCGTTGATTATACAACTGTCTTGAACTTCGTCATACACGGACTGTTGAGAGTCTCGTAAAGTGAACTTAAAGTCAAAAGGTTTGATTGGTATATCATTCCGCTTATCCTTTATTTCGTAATCCTCTGGTATAAGATCCGTTCTTCCAATCGGTATGGAAACCAAACCTGATCTAATTACGCCCATATTCTTAATGATGATAGGCGGATCAGTTGGTCTCCTTGGCGGTATCGAATATGTTAGTTTTTCATCGAGAAATGACTGATATTCGTTCGTGCACTCTAAATAAATGCGATTGGAAAGAACTGCTTTCATTAAACAGTCTGATTTTCAAACCAGTTGTAGATAAAATCGTCGTATGCTTCATAGATTTCATCTGTCCAGTCCTCTACTTCAAGATCAAACTCTGGATACTGTTCTTTGAAAAGATGAGTTAAATCTCCATCCTCCACTTCTTCGAACAATATATCTGCTGCATCAACTCCTTCAAAGACTGCGACTCCGATAAAATTACGAAATTCGTCTTCGTATTGATGACGCACTTGAACATTTGGATCAGTTTTTGCTAGATGCATAGTTAGACTCTCTGTGAACTCTGTACATGCACTCCAAGCAGAACAGAGATTCATATAATCGCCTTCCCACTCTTCGATGTGACACCACTTTGCTCCAACATTGCTACAATACCAATTATAACTATCTTCTTCGTCATACTCTGGCATAAAGTCTAGTTCTTCTATAGCTTTGAATTCTTTAATTTGCATGGGATTACCTTCCCAGTCTTTTATTTCTCTTTGAGCAGTAAAATTTTGTCCAATCTCTGCAAATTGATCTACTACTGCATTCGTTCCACTTACTGTTATATAATTGTATACATGATTTGCCATTTTAATTCCTATTAAAGTACCAAAAAGGTACTGCATAAACCGCTTTTATTATACTTTTCTCCAGCTATCTTTCTTCAAAGTTTCTGAAAAATCATACACAAAAGAGGGTTTATTGTTTATATATAAAATACCTGCATAACGCATAGTCATTACAGGCGGTCTTGGTAATTCAAAAGGAAAAGGTATGCCTTGAATCCACATAAGAGTAGCAACATCTTTATGTTCTAACTTTCCTATTAAGTGATACTTCAATTTTGCACTTTTACTTTTTTCATAAATGAAAAACTTTCCATTTGAATCTACATAGAATCTTCCTCTATGTTTTATTAATCCCCCAAAATCATCTATTTGATACTTTAAATCGTATAGATTTTTCATGGGAGTCTTTAATCTCCTTTCTCCTAGTGAATTTCCGATTGTGTTTCTGTCATCAATGACAGCTCCCTCACACCATAGTATGCCATCCTGTCGTACAACTTCATCTGTATGTACTACATAGATTGGAAACTTGATGTCTGATAAATTCATTTTTTAGCAGGATTAATTAATTCTATATGATTGAATGTTTTTTCTTTTATAGCTTTTTCTATAATTGCTACGTGATCATCCATTTCCATATTCATTATATCTTTGTCAGTATATACTACTAACTTTAGTACTTGTTTATCCATACTTTGCTTCAAATTTTCCAAAGGAATAATCGTCTCCAATATCAAAATCACATCCAACTGGGCAATCTGGAATAGACATACCTCTGTCTTTTTGGATACAAGCTTTGAGTATAAACTGATAATGTTCAACCCAATCTTCATCAACTTCTGCCAAAACAGAGTCATGAACTAGAGCAAATATTTTCATTTTATCTTCTTTACCATCTTGTTTGATAATATTGTGAGCATCAATTGCTCCAAGTAAATTTACATCAGATGCAATCGATTGTACTAGAAAGTTTACTCCTGACCTTACTTCATGTGATGCAATACCTTTATCGGTAGAAAATACATTCGGTAATCTTCTCTTTCTACCAAAGTGAGAGTATATGAATCCATTATCTTGAATAAACTTTTTCTGTGAGTCTAGCCAAGTCTTAAGACCATGAAACTGTTCAAAGTAATCTTTAATAACTGCACTTGCTTCGTTCATACTAAAGTAAGTACCACTATCTTTGGTTACTTGTTCACTAATTTTCTTTGGACCAGCTCCATACATAATTCCGAATGTAACAGCTTTAGCCATTTGTCTTTGTGTGCTGTAATGTTCTGCAACCTCATCTACTTCACAAGGAAGATTAAATACGAGCTTTGCAATATTTGAATGAAAGTTTCCTCCACTCTTAAATACTTCCATCAATGCTTTATCATTAGCAAGTACAGCTGCACAATAGACCTCTGCTGTTGTTAAGTCCATTGCAACTATTTTCTTGCCGGGGTTAGCTTTGATACATCCTTTAACAATCGGATTATCTCTTGGAATCTGTTGCATATTCATTTTACCACTAGAAGATAGACGACCTGATGTTGTACCATGTAGGTTGAATCCAGTACGAAGTCTGCTATCTTTATCAAGTTGTGGATAGATCTTGTCAAGATAAGTAGTTTTAATTTTTACTTTTTGACGAATATCTAATACTAATTGTGGTACTTCATGTTCTTCTGCAAGTTGGGTTAAAACTTCAGCATCAGTACTGTCTGCACCTGTTCCTGTTTTCTTACCTGTAGGTTTCAGACCTAAATAATCAAATAATAATCCTCGTAATTGCATTGTGCTGTTTGGATTGAAGTCTTTTCCTTGTGAGTGTTCAAATTCTTTGATAGCTGGATAAGTATATAACTTTTGTATAGCTTCATCAATTTGTTCTTGCATTAGGACTGAAGATGTCTGCAATCTTTCTTTGTCAAAAGGTACACCAGTATCTTGTATATCTGTTAGAAATCTACAACCTGGTATAAGAATATCTTTATATACTCCATATAGTCTTTGATTTTTTACTAAGGCATTTTCAAACTTTTGAAAGAGCAAGAATGTACATACAGCATCCATTGCTGCATAGTCTTGCATAATTTCAAAAGGAATCATATCCCAACTAAAGCTACCTTTGAGTATGCCGTTTCTACGGCAGTAATCATCTATCCACTCATACATACCTTTTTCATAATCTCCATAGGGAGTATATTTTAAAGATAGTTGTTTCAAACCATGTGTTCCTGGATTCTCGTCTAACATATAATGTAGTAACATAGTGTCTTCGAATCTTGGAAAGTTAAATCCAAAATGATATTCAAAGAACGCTAAATCAAATTTAGCATTATGAAATACTACTCTCTTTTTATCAAAGAGTTGTTGTAGCAATCCTTCTGCTTTTTCATCAATACAATCCGAACTAATGTATGCGCCATGTTCTGATTCATAAGATAGACTTATACCCAGCATATATCCATCTCTTGGATAGAGTCCTGAAGTCTCAGAGTCAAGTGCCACAAAATCATTCTCATGATTCAATGCGTTGTCTAGAAATACATATAAGTCAGCACTTTCTGTAATGCCATAACATTTATCATCTCCAAGTTTCTGTTGTTTGAGTTCTCCTTTAATATACTTCGTAATATTACTACTAGATTCATCCCATACTTTCTTCGCCTCGGGCTTGAATGTTATCATTGCTGGGTTTATTACTGGTAGAAATTTGTCATCTACAACTCTTCCGCTATATTCTGTGACTGAGTTTTGATTTGTAAAAAACTTTAATGATTCTGAGCCTATGAGTATGAGCCAATCATAGTCATCAATTTCTATCTGAATGTCACAATCTCGTTTTAATACTTTCTTTACTGTTGGGTCTGAGCATAATTCATACTTGTCAAAATCAAACTCATTGTTGAAAAGTTTTACATAGTCATTTCGACTAGGTTTACTTTCTATTAGTGCTATTTTAGCCATATAATTGTTCCTTTAATTGTTTTACTTTTTCTTTGTTGAGTGCTCCAGCATCCCCAAGAGCAATCGGTATTTTTACATTCTTTGACAATATCTCTGCAATCTCACACATTTCTTGTATCTTGATTGAGGCTTCTTGTCCTGCTTCATCGGGATCAAATAGTATGTCTACTGATTGAACTCCCTGCATTTTTAAGAGTTTTAGTTTTTCTATATCTACATTTCTAGTGCCAAAACAACACACAACATTTTCTAATCCTTTGTCGTGTAAGTTTAGCATATCAAAGATACCTTCTACTAATATTACTCTGCCTTTTATAGGGCGGACTTGAGCAGGGAATAGTGGTAATACTGCCTTTGGGGGATGGATCAAGTATTTAGGAACATCAGTCATAGACTGTGTTCTGCAATTAAATGCTACTATTCTTCCTGTCAAGTCCTTAATTGGAAAAGAAATTCTGCCTGTAAATGGTTTGTCTGGATGTATAAATGCATCAAACTTTTTATAGGAGTCTGGAGATATATCTCTCCAGTTGCCTACATAAGGCATAAAGTTCTTTGGCATCTTCAATCCTACGGAAGATGCTCTTTTTTCTTCTACTTTTCTTCTGAGTTTTTCTCTACGAATATCCAACGGATTGGAAGGAGCATCGTAGTGGTTAAATAAATTACCTTTAAACCCACAAGAAAAACAGTTGAATACACCTGTAATTCTATCAATTCTCATACTTGGATTACTGTCATCATGCTCAGGATTTAGGCATGCAACAATAGCGTCTGCTGGAGACAACTTATATTGTATTTTTCGTTCTTGTAATAGTTCTTCTACTGTCATGTAAAGTAAGGTGATAACATAAGCACTAATCCAATAACTGGTATTGCTAAGACTATTGCCATTGTTAATGCATAAAAGAAGTGTTCTAAAAATACTCTCATTGTTTATGTTTCCATCCTTTTAATTGATCACCAAGTTCTTCAAAGTCTGTCATAGCCTTTCCACTTGGATCTGTTTCATGTTCATAATACTTACTTTTCCAAGCAAGTTCTACCATTTGAAACCATATTGCTATCATACGATCTCTTTCTTTTTTATCTCCCCACAAGTAAAACATATTCCACCATTCTTTTTCAAATCGGCAGACTTTTACATTCATTGTTTTAAACATCCATCCATCCTGATGTTTTCTTACTATCTCCCACATTACTCGCATTCGTTGACTTCCTGCGATTGGATAATAGTTAGGCATACATAATATAGGAGATTCAATACCATGTTTTAAAACACTATCGTATAGTGGTTCATTTATTGGTACTCGTTCTATATTCTGATAAATCTTTTTCTGATTCAATAGAAATTTAACTGATCGTGTTTCCCATGTGTAGGGAGGCAGAGCTACTAACTCTGCCGTTTCCTTACTGATTCTATCTGCCGCCATTTCTTACTTTTCTCCATAAGCCATGTCTACGTCTCTTCTCAATTTCCATACGAATCATGTATGTTCGTATCAATGCAACTACTGTAAATATAAAAGTAGTTGTTAGTGATATCAAAAATGCACTTGTCCATCCCCATTTTTCTATGAATAACCATAGTAGGAATGTTTGTAGTGGAAAGTTAATAACAAGAGCAGCGCCTACCTGTAGTACAGATTCTTGTAATGCGGCTTTTTCTGTTTTAGTCATCTAACTGATCCCATAGTTGTTCTTCGAGTTCTGTTTCGTAAATCACACGAAACTCCTCTATTGTTGGCGGAGCAATACGAATATTGCTTTCTTTTAGTGTTCTTACATATCTAGTATATGCAATCATTAATTGTGCTTCAGTATATAAAATCATAATCTATTTACTAATGCAGCGATAGTTAGAATCAACGGGTCAAATGCCCCATATATGTATAGGCTCAAAACCCATGGTTGCCATCTAAATGTCATCTACATCTTCTCCTGTTTTCATACTGTTTTCTATATTTTCTTTCTCTTTAGGATTTAGTGCAGACTGCGGACCAATCTTCAAGGTTTCCCAATCTACTGCACTTGTGAAGCTTTCCATCCTGTTGCTTCTCATTTTTACACAATTAAAAGTCATACACTCATCTTGTTGATCCCAAGTCTCCAATGCATAAGCAGCGTCTGCTGCATCAAGTATACCTTTTGCAAATCTAGCCTCTCCACTAGCATCTGTTTGGTATGGGGCAAAGAATAAGGTTTCATACTCCTGAGCATATAATTTCATTTTCTTACTGACTTCAATCTGTTCTGTCCAATCATATTGACCTGAACGACTTGGTGCATTGTGGCGTTTGACTTGGTTTAGATAATCAACAATAACCACACCAACATCAAGTTGGTTGACTTTTTTATCTAGCTCTGACTGTATTTTTGAGAGAGTTAAAGCTGGATCATAAATAACATCCAATTGCTTTTCTTTGTGGAGAGGTAGTTTTGTTAGGTTTTTATGAAATGTATCAAAGTCATGTGTTTTTACAAACTCTGGCAACAATTCATGTCCGCCGTCAAATCTACCTGCCCACCAGCCGCCTACTAGATTCCACTCTTCAGCGGATAGCATTTTACTGCGTAGTCTTTTTAATGGTATTTTCGTTGATACAGAACAAATCCTCTGAAGGATTGATCTGCTGTCCATTTCTATAGTGAAATAAAGAGCACTACGACCTGAATCGTAAACATTTGCTGCTAAATTACAACAGGTAACGGACTTACCTGCTCCTCGTCGCCCGCCAACTAGCACTAAGTCTTTGGGTGAGAACTGAATCTGTGAGTCATACTCACTATTAAGTCCTAAGGGTAAATACCTCGATAGTTCTTTGTCATCCTCGAATAAAGATATGCTCTGCATACTTTCTTCGGGTGGCTTGACATCTACCTTGTCACTTACCCTTAATACTATTTCTTGGAGTTGTTCTATGTTTTCTTCTGCACTAGCCATCGCAACTGTGTTGTCAATGTAAGTATCAAGTTCATCTAGAATTTCTACTTGTGCATATTCATTTTTGAGATAATCAAGTAAAAGCCATGCGTCTACTTCGACTTCAACTGATTCGATTGCGAATATTTTTTCGGAAAGTTGTCGATCTCGCACTTCATATCGGAGATCTTCAAACTGGGGGAGGTCTTGATAATTGTCTATGTGTTTATCAAGGATGCGGAATATTGACTGATATTCACCAGGGAGGTAATGTTCTTTTAACTTAGACCATGTGTCTAAATCTTTTTGAACTATAATCTGTTTTAGCAACGCTGATGCAATATTCACTGTATAACTCTCTCAAAAATTAAAAATGGCAGAGGCACAAGAGTGCCTCCACCGACTAAATTGAATACTGCGGATTAACCGATATCTTTTTTAGCTGCACCGTTGTAATCAGCACACTGTAAACCACGTCTTGTTAACATAGTTTTCACGCCTCTTACTGTTTTACCGATTTGATCTGCAATTGACTCTACAGTCATGTCAGTAATATCGATATCAGCAAGTACGTCAGCTTTGCTTGATCCTTTAGTTTCTTTTTGCTTTGGAATAGCGTTAATTTCGCCACTTCTTAGAAGTGAAAGAGCTTTACCTCTGATTGAATTAACAGATTTGCCAAGAGCGTCAGCGATTTCTTCTACGAAAGATCCACCGTTAACCATCTCTACAAATGTGCCTTCTTCTTCAGGAGTATAAGTTCTAACTGTCTCAACTTTAGGAGCAGGTTTAACATGCTCTGTTAATTCCATAGAAAGAATTTTTCCTTGGATTGATTTAGCTGAGAAGTGTCCACCTTCAAAGTTGCTTGCAATTTCAGCATATGTGTAAGAACCTGAGTTGTCTGTAACAAATGCTTGTAAAGTTGCTTCTTGCTCGTCTGAAAAAGACTTGCTTGCTGATGCTGAAGCTAGTTCAACGTCAAAACCCATCTTTCTCAATTTGCTTGAGACTGAACGGGTTGATGTTTCCAAGTGTTCGGCTGCATTTGCAACTGTTCCTTGGGATATTGGGCTCTCGCTTCCTACGAAATCTGTTAAAGATTGAGTCCTTTCGTCTGTCCATTTTGGTAATGCCATGATTTTATTTTCCTAAATAAGTTCTTTTAAGTTTTGGTTTATTGTTATACCCATTTCTTCTGCTTTCTTGGTTTTTGTACTTTCGATTCCACTCTCATTAACTAAGATAGTTACATCTTTTGTGAGATTATCCTTTACTAGATAGCCGTTCTTTATTAATACTTGTTGTGCGGCGGCTTTAGTTGGATAGCTTTTTAACTTTCCTGTAATGCAAACTATTCCCTTAGTGTCAGTGTTAGTGACCTCTGCTCGTTTTTCGCAAGTAAAAGTAAAGGGTAGGTTATAGTATTGTTCGAAATGGAAAGTGTTTACTAACCAATCAATAAGATTCGACGCCGCTTTCGGACCCAGACCTGCTTCTGTACATATCTCTGGGGTTATCTCACTTAAAGATGAGATGTGTTTCGCTAATTTATTTGAAGCACTTGAGCCAATCAGCGGTATCGAAAAAGCTGGAAGGAGAGTTGTAAGGTCGACACTCTTTGATTTCTGTATCTCATTGTATAGTTTCGTACCTAGTTTCTCTGAATCCAACAGAAAAGATATTTCTTCTTGGGTTAACGAATAAATATCTTTGTAATCCTCAAGACCAAGTCTCTCAATAGTTGAGGGACCAAGTCCTCTGATTTTTAAGGTTTTTGCAAAGTGTTCAAGACGCTTTGCAGATTTTGCAGAGCAAGAGGGATTCTGACAAAATAACTGGTCACCTACAAATTCGAGTACGCTGTTACAAGCGGGGCAATTTGTCGGTGGTATTATTTCTGTCATTTATTCTCTTTCTCTAAAATATGATAATATTATAACAAACGGCGAACCATTTGTCAAGAATTATTTTTCGGGAACTGGGATAAAATAAGAGAAGAAATTTTAAAGCACTCTGTATGCCCACCAAATTTCTGAGTTGGGGAATAGCTATCGTGTTTAAACTTCTCGTGAAGTGCCTGCTCGATTTGCCAGCACCGATAAATGGTGTCGTGATAGGTTCGCTGGATGCGTAAATCATACCCTTTAAAACCACGACTTCTTTTGATTACGTGTCGCCAGTCTTTACCACTAGCGATTCCAACCTTGATACATTCACGTTCAAATGTCCGTTGGTTGACTAAAATGACGCCATAGAGGACACCTTCTCTTTCTTTTTCTTCGGGTCGGTTATTAAAATATGTTTGGTTATATACTCCACTCATTTTTTCCATTCCCAGCCTTCTTCAATTGAGGACTGACAGCCTTGAATAAAATCTCTATCTTCTTCAGAAAGAACTACCCAAAATTTGCTAATAGTTAGACTATATTCCATACACCCTTTGGGATCTGCGAGATGAATATTATTATCCATCATAAACTCTAACACATCTAATCTTTTTTGTATTCTATCTTTTAACTTCATTTCATCCAATACCTTTTAATTTGTGGGTTAACTTCTCGTTTTTCTTTTACAGGTCTTTTTATAAGTTTACCACAAGAGTGGCACTTTAAGTTTATTTCTAGCAACTCACATATTGCTTCTTCTTTTGGTAAAGAAAAGCACTGATGAGGGTGAAACATTTCTGTAGGCAAAGGAAAGCCTATATGTTTCATCTTACAACTAAGTCAATAAGAAAAAAACAGAATAACATACCTCCGAACATACCTACCTGTACTAATGACATGATAGCTACTTGTTTCATTGGGTGTACATCTACAATCTTTTCAATCATATCTTCACTAGGAGATAAGTTTGCAACTTGTAATAATTTTTCTTCTTTCACTCTGTTTGTGGTTTTCCTTGCTTTTTCATCCACTCTCTATGCGTGGGCTTTTGTTTCATTATACTACGATTCTTTAAAAAAGCTTGTCGTAATTCTTCATTCATTTTTTGTGATTTAGTCAACGGTTTTGTTTCTTTTTTCTTTTTAGGTGGAAATAGCCATTGTATTATTTTAATTCCCATTTTTTACAAGTTTCCTCTGAAAGTACAAATGCTGTGTACTTGCTTACTCTACACCAACCTTCGCTGAGAGTAGGAGT